TAATAAACTTTATGAAAAATAAAGTTAAAAAAGGAGAAGGCCGTAACGATGCTATGTTTAACGTTGCAGTATTAAGCAAGAAAATAAACCCTGATCCCGTCATGTATCAAGATTGGACAAGAAAAATGATGAACAAGGTTTGTAGTGAGGAATTACATCCAAAAGAATTAGAAAATATTTTTAGAGGCGTTGAGAATAAAGACTATGCTTATAAATGTAAAACATCTATTGCTAGAGTGCATTGTGTATCTAGCACATGTGTAAGAAGAAAATACGGAATAGGTTTGAATGAAGCAATTCCTGAGGTGGGTAAATTAATTAAAGTAAATTCATATCCTGAACCATATTGGATTTTACCAATACAAGGTAAATCAGTTCGTTTATCTACAAAACAATTATATCAACAACAACTACTAGGAGAACAATTATTAAACTACGATATAGTTTGGCGACCTCTTAAACCATCTAAACGTGATCCTGATCCTTACAGAGATTGGTTGGAAGAGTTAGTCTCTAACAAACAAGACATGGAAGGTTTTGATGCACATGAAGAACAAAGTGATGTCTTTAATTCTAGGCTATCACAATTTCTTGAAGACGTGGAAGACACAACAGAGTTTGATCAAATCGATTCTGGTAACATTTGGATTGATAAAGTTGAAATGAGATTTAAGCTAGAAACCTTTAGAAAGTTTATGAAAAAAATGGGGTATAATTGGTCAGAAAAAGATTGTACTAAATTTTTAGAAGCGGGAGGGGCAATACCTAAAAAGAAATTTCAAAACATTGACACACGTCATTGGGTTGTAAATTTACCAAAACAAACAGAGCATAAAAATAAAGATGTCAAATTCGTTAAACAAAAAGCTGCGTGGGAAGACAATTAAAATTTTTGGACCTCCTGGAACGGGTAAGACTGAAAACTTACTCAAAAGAGTTCAAAGGTATCTTAAACAAGGAATATCACCGTCCGAAATATGTTACATATCTTTTACAAATAAAGCCGTTGATGAATGCGTTAGTAGAGTTAGAAAAAAATTTAAAGAATATGATGAGGATGATTTTGTATACTTTCGAACATTACATTCTTTGGCCCGACAACAGTTTGCTGAAATTCCCGTATTAGATCCTAGAGCAGATTTATTAATGTTCCATACTCAATACGGCACTGTAAAAATAAATTTTAAAAACGAATATGATGAGGCTAAAGTTTATAACAATTGGTCTTTACAAATTTACGATCGTGCAAGAAACATGAAAATAGATCCAATAGTTTTGTATAAACAGCAACCTAGAAAAGCGGTGCGTCTACAACAATTCAAATCTATTATCGCAGGCTACGAGGAGTTTAAAACAATGGAGATGGAGAACGGCCAACGGACACCGGATCGTTTAGATTTCACTGATATGGTAAAAAAGTTTATCGATGATGCAGGCAATCTACCCATAAAAGTATTAATGGTAGATGAAGCTCAAGACCTAACACCGTTGCAATGGGACATGGTTGTTAAAATTGCAAAGAATGTTTGGAGAGTTTACATTGCGGGAGATGACGATCAAGCCATCTATGAATGGAACGGGGCAGAGGTAGAATACTTTCAAAGCTTTCCAGGTAGAAATATAATTTTAAAAAAGTCTGTAAGATTAAATAAAAATGTGCATTTCTTTTCTAAATGTTTATTGCAAGGGATGAAGAATAACAGAGTAGAAAAAGAGTTTTATTCTAATGATAAAGAGGGGAGTATTCATTATTGGAATAGTTTAAAAAAGGTGCCTTGGAAAACAGAAGGAACTTGGTTAGTTCTAGCAAGAATTAACGATGTAAAGAAAGAATTACAAGAAGAGGCTAAAAATTTATCTTTGTATTATCAAGATGTAAAAGGTAATAAATCTTTTGATATTAATCAGTTTCAAGCAATTCAATATTGGGAGAAAGTTTGTGAGGGCGGAAGCATTACAAGAGAAGAAGCTTGTATTATGTATGAGTATTTATTAAACATAGACCACGGATTTAGATCTCAAGAGAGTAAAAAATGGTCTTTTGCCCATCCTAATCAAGTGTTTAATTTTGATGAATTACATCTCAGATGTGGTATGAGAGATGAAAAAGGATCATGGTTAAAAGTGTTTAAAAGAAAATTTAAAGAAAAAGATAAACAATATTTTTTAAAGATGATAAAAGAGGGGGTGGATTTATCTCAACCGCCTAAAATTATAATAGATACTATACATCAAGTAAAAGGTGGAGAGGCAGACAACGTTGTTTTATCAAGTAAATGTAACTTTCCATCTCATTATGAAAAGAAAAATTTATCTGAAAAGATTAAAGAGCTTCGGGTTTGGTATACGGGTGCTACCAGATCTAAAGGAACATTACATTTGTTAGGCACTCATCATCAATATAATTTTCCGTTAGGAAAATATTATAAATTATACGAGGCTAATTATGTTTAAAAGAGTAATAATTCAAGCTTTGGAGGATAGGTACAATGCACAAATTTCTGAAGCTGAAGCAACAATAAAAATTTATTTAGAGCAACCGGTTGGGATAGGAGAACATCCACAGCACGTAGATGAGGTAGATAAATTAATAGAAAAAATAGCAAACGCTGAAGAGAAAATAAAAATTCTGCAGGAGTATAAAACATGAGTGATAAAGATATGTTTGATGAAGCTTTTCCACAAGACAAGCAAATCGGGGGATCCCATTATAAATTTTTTGAGATTCAACCGTATGAATTCATTGCAAAAAATGATTTATCGTTTTTTCAAGGTAATGTTGTTAAATATGTTTGTAGATATAAACATAAAAATGGAGTTGAAGATTTAGAAAAAATAAAACATTACTGTGATTTAGAAATAAAAAAATTAAAAGATGTTAAAAAGAATGGAAAGTAAATTTTATTTTTTTGGCCCGCTGCTTTATCATGCAAAACTTGATGAAAAAACTTTAAATGAAATTAAAAATTTGTGTAGTAAAGATAAACAAAAAGATTTTAGAATTAATTTAGCAGGGCATTTAGATCATGAATATAAAATTGATTCAATTAAACTCGAGTCTATTTTAAATCCTGTGTTTGAAAATTTTTATAACGTACATAAAAAATTTTACAACAAAGATGCAGAGTTACAATATGTTAGAGACGCTTGGGTTAATTATATGAAGAAAGGTGATTTTAATCCATTACACGCACATTTAGGTTGTGATTGGTCAGGTGTAATTTATTTACAAATGCCTGATGAATTATTAGAGGAACAACGTTCCTGGGTTGGAAGAGGTATGGGGCCAGGTGGTATCTTATTTCAACAAAAATTAGACTCAATTCCTTTATTTGTTAATGATGTAAGTTTTTATCCTGAGATTGGAGATATATTTATTTTTCCATCAAAATTAAAACATACAGTATTTCCTTTTAAATCTAACGGAGAAAGAATAACTGTAGCTTTTAATACAAAAGACAGAAATGGAGACTAATGATTGAAGACAAAAGATTATCAAAAACACTTTTAAAAAATCATTACGAATGGTGTAAAAAAAATGGCAGAGAAACAAAATGGTATAAAGAAGCAAAAAAACAATTGTGTAAAGTGCCAAAAAAAACCCGTAATAATCCATAATAAAGTTTATTATTGTGCAGATTGTTATATAACTTACGTAATAAAAAATGACACATCAACTTAATTTTATATACAACGACAGTGATTGGATCTGTCCATCAGAATATCCAGATTTATCTAAAGCAAAGGAAATAGCAATTGATTTAGAAACAAAAGATCCTAACATTAAAACAAAAGGATCGGGGTGGGCTACATTTGATGGAGGAATTGTAGGCTTTGCTGTAGCGGCCTTTGATCAACAATGGTATTTTCCAATTCAACACGATGCTGGTGGTAACATGGATTTATCAATTACATGTGCATGGTTTCAAGATATTTTAAAAACTCCTGCAACTAAAATTTTTCATAACGCAAGCTATGATGTAGGTTGGTTGTTAGTAAATGGTTTTGAAATAAATGGGAAGATAGTTGACACAATGGTTGCGGCCGCAATCGTGAATGAAAACAGATATAGTTTTAGTTTAAATGCTTGTGCAAAAGACTATTTAGGTGAAATTAAAAATGAAACGTTTCTAAACGAAAAAGCTAAAGAATGGGGAATTGACCCTAAAGCTGATCTCTGGAGACTGCCTGCGGGCTACGTAGGCTTCTATGCTGAGCAAGATGCAGGGTTAACCTTACGGCTTTGGCAAAGACTAAAACAAGAGATTATAAAACAAGATCTTCATGATGTTTGGGAAATGGAAATGGAATTGCTTCCTATCTTAATTAAGATGAGACAACGGGGAATAAGAGTGGATGAAGCAAAAGCTCACTCATTAAAAAAAGAGTTTAAAGAAAAAGAATCTATTGTTCTTAAAAAAATAAAAGATGAAACTACTATCAATGTTGATATTTGGGCGGCCAGATCTGTCGCGCAAGTGTTTGATCGTATTGGTGTTGAGTACCCACGGACAACGAAAACCGAAGAACCTAGCTTCACGCAAAATTGGCTAATGAACTGTAATAACCCGATAGCGCAACTAATAAGAGAAGCAAGAGAAATAAATAAATTCCATTCAACATTTATAGACTCCATTTTAAGATACACCCACAAAGGTAGAATTCACTCTGAAATAAATCAATTAAGATCTGATCAGGGCGGAACTGTTTCGGGGCGTTTATCATATTCAAATCCGAACTTACAACAAATTCCTGCAAGAAACAAAGAGTTTGGAGATAAAATTCGTGGATTATTTTTAGCTGAAGAAGGAAGACAATGGGGTAGCTTTGATTATTCACAACAAGAGCCTAGACTTGTGGCTCACTACGCGGCCTCAGTTGCAAAACAATTTCCGGGGGCTGATGAATTTATTCAAGCTTATGAAAACGAGGAAGCTGACTTTCATCAAATAGTCGCTGACATGGCAGGCATATCTAGAACTCAAGCTAAAACAATTAATCTTGGATTATTCTATGGTATGGGTAAAGCCAAATTAGCTAAAGAGTTAGGTATAGATAAAGACTCTGCTGAAAGGCTTTTAATTACTTATAATGACAGAGTGCCATTTGTTAAGAAATTAGCTGTAGAGGTGACTAACAGTGCCTCAAAATATGGCTTTATTCGAACGTTAAAGGGGCGTAAATGCCGATTTGACATGTGGGAGCCATCTACCTTTGGAATGAACAAAGCGATGCACTACGAAGAGGCTAAGGCCATTTATGGAAATAACATCAGAAGGGCCTATACCTACAAAGCTTTAAATAGATTGATACAAGGATCAGCGGCCGATCAAACTAAGCAAGCTATGATTGATTGCTACAAAGCGGGCTTTATGCCTTTACTACAAATTCATGATGAATTATGTTTTTCAATCGGAAATGAAAATGAAATTAAAACAATAAAAGAAAAGATGGAAAATGCAGTCGACAGTCTCAAAGTACCTTCCAAAGTTGATATTGCCCTCGGACGATCCTGGGGAGAAGCTAAGGAATAATAATTGCAACCACTGTAACAACACAAGAGTTAATCTTGTGATTGAGGATCTTGAGATTCTTCACTCATCTCCTTGTCCTCACTGTTCTCCAACTCCTTCTTATTTTCGCTCTCTTGGATTTTTTTAAGTTCTTTATAATAGTTTGGGTGTTTCCATTCAAATGACATATCTTTTTCCTTTTAGTTTATTTGTGAATATGGTCAAGATTGTTGTTATTTATTTAAACGTTTTAACTTTGCTTTATACTTTTTCAAGTAAGTCAAAGTTGTTTTATTTTTTGTTTCCCACTTTTTTACCAAAGCTTCAAAGTGTTTTATCTTCTTCAGCTTTTTATCTTCAGGCGAGAGAACAATTTTCTTTTTCTTCAAAGTACCATTTAACCAACCTTTGAACTGTACATACTTAATCATGTCCAATTCTAGTTCAGCTTGTTGGTAGCAATGATGGTTCAAGTTTGGCCTTAACCATTTATGAACCATGTGCGATACATCATGGATTAATCTTCTCCATCCATTATGTAAAGTTGACGGATCACCGGATAAACAGATCCAACATCTTCTTGTAAAAGTTTCAAACGCTTTTTTTCCAAAAGGTCTTACCTCTCTTACTCTCATTTTAACATTCTTCCATTGATAGTTTTGGTAAGCAATGTTGCCTTGAGGATATGCTTTTGTTTTTCTTCCAAACTTTCTAACTAAAAGTCGATATGCTCGTTGAGCTTCTTCTTTAGTTATGTATGGAAGAACATCGGGCAATGTTGAATTGCAATCTCGATATTTTTTCATGGTATTAAATTTGACATCTAACGATGCCATCATTGAGTCTAACTTGGTTAGAGTTTGACTGACTGATTTTTCACTCATGTTGCTCTCCTTGTTACTTGACCATATTCACGATGTTTAATAGCTAAGTGACTTTTCTTATCACTAATAAAAATTTCTCATAAAAATTTTTATAATGACATTATACTAAATTTCATTTTGCACTTTTGAGGCGAAAATTATTTTTTATTGAATTCTAGAGCGATCGCATTTTAGGGTGTTAGATTATAGATGCGACAATTCGCAACTTTCTGGGATTTTCTGGGATTTCGGTTTTTTGAGGACAAACCTCCCTCAATGATGTTTTAAAAACAAAATTTGC